GTGAAAACCCCCGCATCTGCATCACTAGCGCGAATGACTCGCTTTGCGCAAGCGTTTTCAATTTCGGCTCTTACGGAACATCAGTCATGAAAACGATGCGCCAATACTTGGAGGTTTGCCGTTTCTCTACGGCTGAAAATCAGGAGTTCGTAATGAGCCTGCAAGTGGTGAAAATCACACCGAAACTTAGAAGTTAATCACTAAATCACTTTGGATATGAACGAAGATAACAACGAAAAGAAATTGGACAAGCAACGCCAGGACGCTTTGGATCGTTTGCTTTTCAAGGTTCGTCAGATTGCGTCCAATAGCGGTAAGACATTCACGTACGATATTCGTCTGAATAACATCCGCGGAGACGAGATTATCCGTCTTAACGATTGCGCATCTTCCCGCACAGACGAGGATGATGTGGAAGAAAAGAGGGATAAACTTGTGAAAGACTTGGAGGAGAACATCAAGCAATTCGACGATTGCTATTCTGTCACCGGAGCGGTTGGTCCGCGACAACCAAAGAGCAAGAGGGTGCAGATACGTGAGATAATCGGGTACGACCTCATCGAGAGCGAGGACGACGACACACCGAACTATCCACCCGCTCCTATTCTGCCGGGTGAGATGCAGAAGAGGCAACCGCAACAGAGTAGCGTGATGGATACGAACTACTCTCAGAACGTGGGAGAATACTTCGACATGATAGGAATGATCCTTGGTGGTCAGAACGTGCAGGGTCTAGGATCGATCGACAACAAGCGCACGGCTCTAGCAATGCAGGTGCAGGAGTACAAGATGAAGAACGACATGCAGTTGGAACGACTCAACGGAACAGTCGCTGAGCGTGACAAGAGCATAGCCGAACTCAAAGCGAAACTCGAACTTCTCGAAAAGGATTACGAGAAGATGAAGGCCGATAACGAAAGATTCAAGAAGTATGTCGAGAACACACGGCCTAAGTTGAAGGAGTATGAGAAGATCAAGACGAAGACCGGAAGAATGGCAGACGTTGCGGGAGCGGTACTCGGTGCGATAGCGTCCAACATGGTGGCTAATTCAAAATACGGCGCATTGCTCGGATTCGGAGGCGAAGAGACTGCGGATGAGCAAGCGACTACAGAACCTTCCACGGAAGAGACAGAGACGGAAAACATATTAATCGAACAAAAAGAGACGGACAATGAAATATAAGGTAACTATTGAAATAGAGGCCACAGACGCAAATCAAGCGTCTGAAATCGCCAAAGGACTTTCTGAGACAGCCAAGAAGGTGAACGGAGAGGAATTGCACAAGATGTTGAAATTACTCGCTAAAAACCCTACGTGGATCACGATGGCGAAGTCGGCCACTAAATTTATGAAGGCATGAAAAAGATTAAGGAGATGTTCAAGAAAAACCCTACCGTCACCGGAATCGTTGTTGTGGCGGGAACTGCGGCCTTAGTGTTCGCGGGAGTGAAGGTCTTTAAGTCAATCAAGAGTGGTAAGGCAGAAAAGGACGCGAAAAACAACCTGGAGGAACTGAAAAAGCAGGCTTTGGAGGAATTGAAGGTTCAAAACCTCACGAAGGCTCAGGCGCAAGCGGCGGCAGACTCACTCTATGATGCTATGGATGGTGTGGGGACAGACCTCATGACGATCAAAAAGATACTCATCGACGACAAGCCTACCACATTGGACATCATCGAGATCGTGAACGCCTTCGGTGTGAGGGATTACGGCACGTTCGGTTCTCCAATCTGGGGAGACGGAAAAAAACTCAACCTCATGCAGTGGATCAAGGAGGAAGTGAACTCCGGAAGCACCCTTTACGAACTTCTGAAAATGAAGTTCACCACGGCGGGTTATCCTTTCTAATCGACAAACAATAAAACTATAAGAATATGGGAGTAGCAAAGAAAACAACGTCGAAGAAAACGACGACGAAGAAGGCAACCGCCGCACAGTTGGCGGCTCTGAAAAAAGGTCGGGAGAAGTTGGCTAAACAACGCCAGGCAGACAAAAAAAAGGTTCGTGAGGCACTGAAAAGCACCGCCAAGAAGATCAAGAAGCGTACTTCTAAGATTATGACCACTGCGAAGAAACGTGCGACGAAGGCGGCAACGAGCGAGATCACAAAGACACGCAAGAAACTCCGCAAGAATGGGTTAGTTGGGTGTTCCTCTAAAAAGAAATAAGAACAAGGTTTCAATCATAAAAAACGAAAGAGTATGAAAAAAGTAATTATAGCAGTAGCGGCGGCAACGGCAGGAGCAGTTGCAGGCTACATGATCAAGGAAAAGATGGACAAGAAGGCGAACGACGGAAAGACGGCGAAAGACGCGCCTTCAGGTGACGGACAAACCACGAACGCAACGGCGGGTATGGGTGATCCATATTTCACTCAATACATCCCATTGGAGCAACAAGTGGACTATCTGTACGAACCACGTTTGATTCAATAAGAAAGGAGACGGAGAACTATGAATGGATGGGTTTCAATATTGTTCACTGTCGTGGGAGGCATCATGCTTCTCATGAAGAACAAGACGAATGAGAACGGTGGCGGTGGTTACACAGTTGTCAACGACAACAACACTGCCCCTTCTCCTTCGGAAGAGGAGAATATCGGAGAGGAGACAAATTCAGAAACGGATGTGCCAATCATCGACACCAAGGCAGTTACTATTGAAGATGTCATGAAAGACCCTTCCATCCTGGACATCCTTAAAATAACAGACCGAGATAAATATGAGTCGCTGACACGCTCGATTTGGAATAATGAGTCCACGTTGAATAATTTCACATCCACGCATGGATGGAAACAGTTCAATAGCAAGGAGAATGAAGTGATTCGTCTGTTGGACGAAGGTTTCAAGGCAGAGTATGTAGGCATTAAAGGCGATTACTGGATGGAGATATTCACGAAGTACGAACCTAACATCGGTTGGAATGGCGACGAAAAGGTTGGCGTGACATTATACGAAGTACTCGCCAACTATCCCGGACGAGAAATGGTGTCGAAAAGGAATTGGGAATTGGCAACCGCGGTCAATCTCGAACATCCTATTTGGAATGAAAACATCACACTCTTCGAGAGGGTGATTAAATAGATATAATGATATGAACGGTTGGGCTTCAATATTATCTACAATAGCGGGTGCGGCTCTATTCTTCGGTAAGAGCGCAAACGACGGTAAAGGTGGGGGTAAAAATACCTCCACCAAAACCACGTATGACACACTTGATCCGGTGGAAGAATCTTACAAGGAATACAAGGAAAAGGTGGAGGAGGCGCAGGCTCAACAGCAGGCGAACGACCCACGGAACTCAAGCGTATATTTCGGAGATAAAACAGCACCATACGATCCGTTCTATGATTATTCAAATGACGATACATTCTTCACTCCGCTTCTTATCGACAACAATGCGACAGACGAAGCAAGAGTAAGAACATTAAGAGCAAGATTTGTCACTCCTTATCTTCTCAGTAAGGAAGTGATGCACGAAGATTCTACAGCGGGAAGATTGGAAGTTGTTGGATGTAATATATTTTCGGACGAAGAGAAAGCCATTTTGAAGAACTCAGGACAAGAACGAAATTATTACCAAAGGTACATATACCCGGATTTATATAAATCAGAGCAATATCAATCTCTGATAGTGGTCGGAGATGAAGCTAAATATGTAGCGAACATGGCGAGAGGTAATTTCCGCTACGTAACATTTTATGTGGAAATCCTTAATCCAACAAAATATCCAACAAAAGTCGCAGTTGCAGGAATAGACAATGTGAAAGTTGGAGAAACAAGATGTCAGCCTATACATTTAGGCGCATTAATTCCTAAAGGAGAATTGATGGGAGAAGCGGAGTTGGCGGGAAGATATTACATGTACGACGCAGCCGACAAGGATGATCATCCTTACGGAAATGTCGGTTTTTTCTCTGCGATTGAACTTCGTGCGGAGAAAATAACTTCAAATGAATACATTACTCCGTCAAAGTGGGTAAAAACTGGTTATCCTTATGTGTTGTGCGACGATTTCGCCAATAATGGTTATCAAAATCAAGAATGGGGGAAAATATACAAAGGTGAAAAAAGAGTAGGATGGGCAACTGAGCCTGGCAAAAAAGAATATACGCTTACAGAACAAGATGGCAGAGGTCATTACAAAAGTATGGAATATGAACCTTCTTACCTTGTTATAGAAGGTCGCTCATCGAGAATCGTGAAAATAACATTACCTCTCGCAAGCATAGAGGATTCTAGTGTAGTTTATATTCCAGAGGAAAAACTATTCAAATATGATGCGCAACGAGGGAAAGTGGTTGAAATTTATTCGTACGATGGAATAGCGGATTCTGATTTGCATGATTGTAAGTACAAATTCTTGTCAACGTATGCCTATGAGTTTTACCAAAAAATGCACGAATATGGAATCAAAGGTTATGCTAAGTATGACTTCAAACCTGCTCCATCTCTAATTAACAATTCATTTTCACTTAAATTGACACTATGCGCAGAGGAGGGACATTATCTCGAAGAAAATGCGGCGCAGTATAGAGCAAGTAGAAATGTACAAGAAGGTGTTACTTTTGAGTTGGTATTTCAGCATGGGAAACGGCCATCCACGCAGACATCCTATAAACATTCATACATTGAGGATCAAGACATACCTTTTGAGTCACAAGACAGACAGACTCAATTGGCTTTAATTAATAAGAAATTCAACTTCAAGTACGAACAAACGTTTGAGGAGGCTTTCGACGCTTCCGCTAACAACTAAAAACTTACGAATATGGACTACATAGACAGAACTATTTTATTCGACTCCTACTATCCGTACAAGCCGGTTCTTTCCGGTATCAAGGCGGTAGATACTTCCGCAGAGACAGTTTCAGCGGATTTGGCGAACGGAAACACGAACAATGTTGGTTCGTACATCGATGCGATTTCTTCCGCATTAAACAGCAAAGAGGCAACCAATAGCGCAAGCGGAATATCAAGCATTGTTTCTTCCATATCTTCTATGATTGGAAAGTTGAAACAAGCGCGTCAACAGCAAATCGACGAGGCAAAGAAAAAAGAAATCGACCAATACATAGCGCAATTGGAATTGCAGGTTGACGAGGCAAAACGCAAGTTGAACGAACTTCGCAGAAAGACATGGATAAAAATCGGTTTGGTGACTCTCGGTTGTGTCGCCGTAGGAACTGCCGCTTATATCGCATTTAAAAAGTAAAGACTATGGGAAGCAAAAGACAATATCTTGGATCAACGGACATCAGACAAGACTATTGGTCTGGTGGAAAGGATAGCCGCGAGTTGAAACTCAACGAAACACTTCTGTACGCTGAGATTAACTGCTGCAATTCGATGATTTCGATTTGCGACACATACCAAGAAGCGCAGAAGGAGTACAATAAGCAAGACTTAATGTATTTGTGTCTTGTGGCTGTCGAACGTTCCGGGTCTGATTACAACAAACTTTCACGATATGGCAACGTGATTGGTAACATGATCGGAGAAGGGAAAATTTACAGAGCATACTCAAGTCTTGACGAGGAAAACTCTAACCTCGATCTCATGATCGACGAAATGGAGTTAAGAGAGCCATACGCTGAAACTTGCAATGACGTTGAGTTTTTGGCATGGTTCGAAGAAAAGGTTTTGGGGTACAACTGTTACCGCAATTACGACGGATCTATCACTTACGATCGCCCTAAAATCGTTTCGGGGTTGAACGGTCTTGGAGGAGGCAACGATACATTCTCAGAGAAGATGGTGGAGGCGGGAACATATATGCTGTACCTCGTCAACGATAACAGAGACGTGTATGAAGGTTGTGTTGATGAGATGGAAATGTCCCATAAAATGATTAACCAACGTAACTACATGAATTGGTTCGGCCATGCTAACACTAACATGACATACGATTCAATCCTTGTAAATGCTCGTTCTGGAATTATCGAAAAAACTAAGAGGTCTCCAAAGGAAGCTCTTAACGAATTGAAGGGAGATGGTGTTTCAGGTCTCGGTGATCCTATTGCAATCTTATCGCTTGTGCTTACGGCGATTTCTGTGTTGACAGCATTGGCTAAATTAATAGTAGAATCAGTGCAACAGTCAAGGTTGCTTGATTATGCTAACGAGTTGCAAAACAATGAGCCATCGGGAGACGATATGCTTGCAGCGGCACCAGATGGGGCGGATTATGGAGGAAAGATAATTGCGGAATTGAAAGATGAATTAGACAAATTAGAGAACAAGAGTGAAATTTACGAAAAAATATCATCACCTGCTTTCGTAGCAGGTATTGTCGCTGTATTTGTCGCCATCTTCGGAGCGGCGATCTACTCATCACGTAAAAAGAAGAAGTCATGAATAAAAAAGCGTTACTGGTAGCCGCCGTGGCTATTCCGTCTCTCGTCGTGGCGGCTATCGTAATCGCTGACAAGAAAGGAGGCAATATGAAACTTTCAGAGAAAGGTGCTAACCTGATAAAGCAATACGAAGGCCTGCGTCTGAATGCCTATCAAGATGCGGGCGGGGTGTGGACGATCGGTTACGGCCACACCGGTGGCGTGCAACCGGGCGACGTTATCACCAGGGAAGAGGCCGATGCGCTATTCTGGGCGGACGTAGAGAAGTTCGTGCGGGGCGTTAACCGTCTGAAACAAGGCACACGGCTCACGCAGAACCAATTCGACGCGCTTGTTTCTTTTGCCTACAATTGCGGTCTGTACGCACTCGAACGCTCCACGCTCCTGAAGAAGGTGAAGAACAACCCGAACGACCCTACCATCGCAGACGCTTTCCGTCAATGGCGGTACGTGAACAAGCAGGAGAACGCGGGACTTCTCGCACGCAGGAACAAGGAAATTGATTTGTATTTCGCATAAAAATTACGGATATGGCAGATGTTAACCAACAGTTTATAAATGAGATTGCAAACAACATGCTGAAACCAACCATCGTGGATACGCTTGTCTGCGATGATTGGGAATATGACTTGTACATAAATGGTGAGTTTATGAATACTATCCCTGCGAAGTACACGCTTAAATTCATTGGCTATGCTTTGCCAACATGTACTGGGATGGATGATCCAAAATGGCTCATACAACTCAACATGAAAGTTGATATAGATATGTCAAGTATTATGCAAGTAAACGATGGAGGAGGTGGCAACGGTGTATTTATACCTGACGGTGATGATAATGGGAGTGGAAAAATCAACACTAGAAGTTCATCCATCAAAAAATCATCTGGCGCAAAGGTGATGGATGATGGTTATTATCCGATAGGGTTGGATAATATGTTCCCAACACAAAGATCCATCATAGGATTCGCCAACGGAGTCCGTGATTTCAACCAAAAATGGACAGACAGAATGAGACTTGCGTATGCTGTCGCTAAAGGTTCAATGCCATTTTATAAGGAAGGATGTGCGATGAACGAGTTTTTTGAATTTGGAAATCCTTCTCCATTTTCACCAATGGCCGACTTCGCCAACGACTGAGGTGACGTATTAGATTATTAACATAAAAACTTACGGATATGGCAGTAGCAGATACGGATGTAAACATATTTGATGACACCGAGAACTCAGGCAACGGAGGAGGCGGTGGTGGTGGCACTACGGATGTGACCATCTATTCATCTAGGAATACCATCGATGCGGAGGAAGTCGCTCCAGGAGAGTGGGACATCAACGTGGCGGGTGAGGATTCAATCATCATCTACGTTAAGACGCTAGATGAACTCTTAGCCGCTGTTCAGTTCACCGGCAACAAGTACGTGAACGAAGACACGACTTCGTGCGTGATCTCGATCATGAAGGACATCGACATGACTTCACCGACGCAAGCGCAGGCGGATCAGTATAAGGTAAATAACGTGTCGTTGGTTGACTTGGCGAACAAGACTTACAAATTCGGCATGTATCTACGCTACACAAGGATCATCAGCGAGGGGTCTATGCGTGTCCTTCAACTCATGTATCCGGTCTACAACGGTAATGTGGTGAGCCACATGGACACATGGACGGTGCAGGTGGAGCGTATTCAACTCTACAACACCGATTTGGGAGGTAGTTGCTCCTCCTGGGAGAGTATAACGAATCATCCATCTTCGATTCCGAAGAACTCAGCGATTCAATTCTCAAGATACCTCATAAGGTCTGGCGGTAACTGTAGTTACTACTTCGACGGCTGTAGATTTCCGGTGTGCGGAGCGAACCAATCTTCGCCTACATCGTACAACCCGTTCATCTACGAAGGATCTAACAGCAACACGCCAGCCATCTACCATACCACCATCACGCTTACTAACTGTTCTCTCATCAGCGGTGCGGATTCGGTCGGTGGAATGTATGCGAACCTGAATGCGCCTATCGTGATTGAAGGCAACTACAACGGCAACTATCAAAAGAAGTTGACTTTACTATCTATACGCAAGGATATTAACACCACTTCGGCGGAGACCGGCGTGGCGAACATACAGATCCGCGCGAATCAGAATCAATCGTCGAATCCGTGGCAAATCTCGACGGACGGAACGGCTCTCGTATCGCATCAGTACGGAGCAACTAACCTGGTACTTAAAACTGCCGTGGCCGTCAATGACGTGTTGATCCAAGGCCAACCCGACCTGCAACCGGAAGGGGCGACGAACACCTATGATTGGGTGTCGCTGTCTCAGTTAATATCACCATACGGAATCCTACAAAGGCACAATTATGAAGGATTAATTCATTATCACAACGAACAACTGATGACTATTCCAACGAGCGATAGATATACTGAGTTTGATAACTATGCATTCGTTCTAGCATCTTATGAGATATACGAATTGATATTTTCTACTGTTCCAATAGAACAGATTATACCTGGATCGACAAAGGTATACAGAGATGAATCATGCACTAATGAGTATGCAACGGTGTATGCAACGGGAGGCCCGACTGTTGTACTTAATATTGACGGAGAAATAAAACAATATTTTTCTCTTGGGAAAACACCTACATTCATCGCGACAACTAAAGCAATTATTGATGCATTAAATTCACCTAATATGGCACAATTCGGAATACAAACTAAATCTGTTAATATCAGCCAAAATGGCACAATTGCCATATCTCCAGACTCTGGAAAGTTACTTAGTGAAGTAGAAGTGAACGTAGATGTTCAAGGTGGTGTTGGCGTTGGTAAGGCTGTTTATTACCGCAATAATTCAAGCAACCCATGGTCTGCTGTAACTGTAACATGGTCTACAGACCACTATGTCGCAACACCATCCACGACTCAAGGCTTCACTGTGGCAGTTACAGACGATGGAAATGAACCTGCGGCAGACTTATCTAATGTCTTCTCCATGTTCGTATGGACATTAGGGGCGACATTCGGAATAGATGCATATGTGAAATTCACCGACAACATTCATGGTGTTGCTCCGATTATTATTAGTTTATAATTTAAAACTCTGAATACATGGAACATACATTAAACATCACCTGGGGACAGCGGGTTAACATTTGCAACCTCTTCCAGACAATAGGAACGCTCCACGATATGCACATCTCGCGTGTGATCCGTGGCGTGTTAGTGGAAAACGAAAGTGCGCAGGTTTTGGCGACAAACGGTATCGAAAAGAACGAAATCGGGATGTGGACTATTCCGACTAAGAACGAGAACAGACCTTCGTCCATCACTCTCGACGATGAAGCGTTGAAACTCTTCTATGAGTTCGTGGAGGATTTATCCGAAAAGCGGTGCATTCAGTTGGAGTTCGAGCCGTTCTTCTCGCTTGTCGTAGAGACCTACGAAGAGAGCCAACCTGAGCAAAAAGAACCCGAACCAGAACCACAAGAACAATAGAAGTTTCGATCATATTAAATAAACATTTTAAACACCTAATATATGAATAAACAAAAAGCGGAAAAAACAGAAAGAAACATTATTCTCTTATTAGTCGTTGCGTCGCTCATAGGAAGCGCATACGTAATGACCAAGGTTTCACCACTTTTGAAGGAGGCGGCCGAGAAACAAAAACAAGCATAATGAGTACAAGCGTTAACATATTCCGCAACAGTTGTTCTTCCTCTTCGTCAGGCGGAGGAAAGGAGGAGCAATCCAAGTCCGTCACCATCACTGAGAACGGAACGACAACCATCACGCCTGACGAGGGGAAAACTTTGTCGAGAGTGAATGTCACTACATCTGTCAATCCGGTAGCGAAGGGATTGTATTGGAAATGGACTGAATATCTTGAAGATGAATGGAATGATGAGACATTCTATCATTCAGGAGGTGTTTGGTATTGCCAAATTAACAATAATTCAGACAATTTGATTGTAGTAACAACAGATGACAACGAACCTACTGATGATGCATCTAACGTATTAATGCACATGACTGTTGAAGCAGGTAGTACGGCGACAATCACAATGAAGTTTGAAATCGAAGGTGAAATCGTAGATGCTGAAATCCGTATTATAACTATCATCCCGAAATAAAAGTTTCGATCATATAATCCGAAAGTGATAAAAGAGTGATTACAGACAAACCGCAACCGTACGTGACGTATCGTTGCGGTTGAATTTTATAAATTATAATTAAACGAATATATGGAAAAGAAAAATAAAATAGGTGAATTTGGAGTGCAATATACTCAATTCAAGCATAAACCTAAACAAGCGATAAAATGGCTAAAGAAGGTGAAACGCGGTGAATGTATAGCCGCATTACACCGTTCAGATATAGGTGATATTGATATTGTTTATGGAGAAGTGACAGATCCTATTAAGCATAAGGGATTCGGTCTTGCTCATATAATAGACAAACACGGAGAAACCATTAAAAAATTGGGGTTTGAGGTTGAAGATTTCATTCCCATAGTAATTCAGTTCGGAGTGGAAAACGAAAGGAAGAGAGAAAGAGACAAAATAGTATATGAACAAAGATCTTTCAGATTTGTAATAAAGAAGAAAGCGAATAAGAAATGGTTATTGACTGCATTCGATTTAAAAAGGGGACGATAATCGTCCCCTTTTGAGCAAGCATGATACCATCACTTTTACAATGCAAGTTTCTTTGCAATAACCCCTATAGGAAACCCCTAACTAAGCAGACGCGGGATTTTTACGCCAGGAACACTTCTTGCTGACAACTCGTTGCAAATATATAAAAAATAACATATCAAAATTACAATTTTATAATTTTAATTCTTGATGTCTATTAATTCCCAACCGTTTCCAAGATACGTGTACCCAGTCCAAATCCGATTCGTTGATTAACTGATCGTAGTTACCCAATTTCTTAATGGTATCGTACACCACCTTGTTCGCTTCCTTAGAACCCATGTCGATGTCGGCCGCCTCTCCCTTCATGTGTTGGGATGTGGCGGAAGAACCACTGATCGCCTGGTTTAATTCTTTCGTCCTAAATCCGGATGTGATTGTGACCCGCTTGCCCAACTTGTCGCACAACGGATCAAGCACGTCACGAAACAATGCCTTCATATTCAGTAACGTGGCCTTATCGTCCGTGTAGTTGCGTAGGCCAAGCCGTTCGGCCGTGGAGCTGCGCATCATGTCCGCATAGGTATAGTATTTGGACTTGTAGTCCTCCAACTTTTTCTCCATGTGCCTGAGGACGAACCACACGAACGCCCCAACGCCCGATACCGTGAGAGTTGTTAGCACTATCTTCTTTTTAGTCTCCTTTCTCATTTTCTTTCGATAAAATTCAAGTCACAACGTGATAAATCACCAACCGCACGAAGAAGTTTCAGCCACTTTATTCTATTTTTGTGCGCCTCTTCGCTTTCTCCTTTGCAATAATCAGGAATGCCTTGTGTGGCATTACCCAATTCTTGTATTAATTGTTTTATCCTATCAATGTCCATCTTTGCCTCCTTCATGTTTCGCCATCTCAAATGTTTTGTCCATCAATGTCTTTACCTCCGTCAGAATGCAACGTATCTGCATCTTTCCCATCTCGCTATCTTCGTGTTTCTCTGCTTCGTCAAGGTAAAACTTCACGTCTCCCAGGAACTCGAAAGCGGAGCGCATATCGTTTTTCGCTTTCTCTGTCATTTCTTCTCTACATATTGTGTGGTTACTATTTGGGTCCGCGGATTGGCGCAATATACCTCTTGCCGCACCTCCTTAGTTCCGAACTTGAAGAACAAGAATCTCCGTGGAATCCGGTGAACGATGGCCGTCACCGTGTCCCTGGAAACAATGTCCGCAACGTACATACCCGCACTATCCACGCAGGCCGAAAAGGTGAGATAACTATCGTCGTAGTCCATGCAACGCAATGTGTCTATCGTATTGTAGCGTAGCACCAGACTGTCACGAAGTTCTCCCACCAGGTGGTAATCCGTCTGTATGTTCGTGATGTTTGCCGATATGAGCCGTCGCAGGCTAATTTCCAACTCCTCGCAACGCTCCGCAAGGTTCTTGTTGTAGGTCTCGATCTCGCTTTTCGTGAGCGTCAACGCACGGACGCTCGCCACGTTTCGTTCGTTCTCCGTCTTATAGTACGCCACATCAGAGAGTAAGGCCGTTTGGTTAGCCTTGTAACGCTCCTTTTCTGCTCGTTCCTGGCTAAACAGCAACCACGCCAACACAAGAACGATCACGCACAGTATGTAGCCTAAGTATTTCTTTATAAAGTCTTTCATATCCGTAAGTTTTATTCGTTGATTTTACCCAGAAATTTCTCCACATTCCGCTTCTGCGGTGAGTCCTTCATCAAGCCGGTCAGTAGTGGAGCGAAAGCGGTCACCCGCTCGATGTTCTCCGCCACCTTCGGTTTCGCTTTTCGTAGGCAGGCCAACCCAGCCTTGCACAACGCCACGAACTCGTCACTGACGAACGGTGATTCCGTCTGTATGTCCGCAACAGCGTCGTTAAATTGGTTCAGCAGTTCCTGGAACTCCTCGTCATTGCCACCCGCGTCCGGGTGCATCTTCTTCGCCAATTCCTTGTACCGCACTTTGCATTCCTCGACTGTCTCACAGCCGTAGAAATAGTTCTCATTCTTTGCCATTGTCCGTCCCTCCTTCGATTGTTTCTTTTATTTCATCCTCTGTCTTGCCTAATTTCTTCGCTATTTCACCCACCATAAACCGCTTCAATAGTTTTGCCGCTATCGACTTCGGTTGCAGAATCACGTACGACGTGAGAATGCTCCATATCTCGCAGAATATGATGATAGGAGCGACGATACGGATAGCGATGTAGGAATCGTTGCCCGAAATCACGTCTATAAAGAGTATCAGCAAGATCACGCAGAGGTAAAAAAATAGTTTTATAATAGAATCTCTCAGCCTGCCGCTCTCGAAGAACTTGCCCTTCTTCGTCACAGAGACGATAACGCCGAACACAGCGTCCAGAACCACCGCTATCACGATGAATATTATATAGTCCCTAACCCCCATCAAGTAGGTTGTTAGAAACGTGATACCAACCCCGCACCAACCATGCACCGTCTGCAACGGACGGCATAAACTTTCCATGAATCTTTCCATTATTCCACGTAACTTTTTACTTCCATTTAACATTCAATCGATTCCTAAATCTTAGCCGCCTCTCCAATACGTCCAGGTTATCCAACCTGAACCGAGTAAACCCGCCGTGCAGGTGTACATCTTCGCAGAGCGATACGCTCAACCCCAGGTGATAGCATACATCGCCCAGGGAAACATCCTCGATTCCCCAATCATTTTGCAGGCCTTCGTTGAACAACTGACCGCCCTGGAACTTCATCACCCGGTCAATGGCCGAGCGACGGAAGAAGATTCCGCAGCTGAAGAAACCATTGCAGATACGTCCGTAATTTTCGCGTGTGGATTGATCCGTGCGGTTGTCCTCCTCAAGTCTGAACAGTAATATGTCCGTGTCGCAATTCTCGACCGCTTGTTTGATGTCACCATAGACAACATATCTATCTCCGTCCAGAAAGAGTACGTCCGAATCCTTAGCGCATTCGGATAGTCCAAGATTACGGCAGTAAGATGTCTGCCGACCAACCAAGCCGAGTGGCGTAGTGTCTACCGCTGTGGTGTTTTCAGCGAACGACAGACGTTTCAGCGTCTTGTCCGTGCAGCGGTCAGCCACGTAGATTTTATGCCACTCCGAAGGCAGGGAGCGCACCATGTCGGTGACGCTCTCCCCCTCGTTGTGTCCGATGATTACGACTTCAACCATAGGCCTATACGATAAAGTACCACTGTTTTCTAAAGCACAACAACTCGCAGCCATCCTTATCAATTGAGTAAAACTCTGTACGACCTCCGTTGTTGTTAGCCTGATCCTGATAGATGTGATTAGACAAAGTGTATTCCTCAGGCATGATGGCTTCTCCATTACCATTATAAGGGTCTGCCGGTCTAAGTTTAAATTCACCTAAAATGACTAATCTCTTACCATCCTCAAAATCACCTTCAGAAGGAAGAATGTTGCTAAAACTGTACTTCGTTGAAGTGTCGATTATTACAGCGTCATATCCTTGTGGTATTTCAAGGACATAACCTCTGTTTTTACCAAGATAGTAGGTTTTGCCGTCTACTCCTAATATTGATATATCCTTGATGTAGTCACCCATGTTCTCATCATCGATGAGCAATACCGATGATGCGCCTCTGTTGAACGCAGTTGACATCATGTCATGTGTGTGGTTCTTCAATGCGAAGTAGTGATTTACCCACCACATAAACAATGCGGTTGATCCCAACCATACCAAAGCTTCACCAATCTTGAAACGCTTTTTGTTCTTTTTCTTTTCCTCCATCTGTGCAGGAATCTTGTTTTCGTTTTCCATATTATTCTGTTTTAATTAGTTAATAATCATCCCACCTTGAACTCTTGGATTTCACCGCCGTAGCGGTTCTTATCCTTGTAGGCGTTCATGTTCTCGACACGGACAACAGTGTCCACGTCATGAGCGAACTCCTGCTTGCCCATGTAGTTGCCATCCTTCGTGGTTTGGAAGATGTAGACATACGCTTTTCCGGACGGCATAGCCTTCAAGTCCTCAGGCTCTAAACCAAGGTTGTTCACGGAATCCAGGAATACCACATCGAACTGTGACAGATCCTCCGGCACGGAATCGCAGAGATAGAGGTTAGAGTTAGCCACGTTCAGACGCTTCACCTTCTCCTGCAACGTATAGCCGAATCCCTCTTCGTTCGCCACGTAGAGTACGGATTTTCCGAGTTCCTTTGACAAGTAGCCTGCGAATTGCAGAGCGAATGTCGATTTGCCGTTGCCAGGCTTGCCGTAGAACATGAATTTGAAGTCAGGCGCAGGCTTGCCGAAGAAACCTTCCCAACGGCCGTGGAAGTCCAACGTGTCGAAGTTCTTGCCCTCGATCGTAGTAGAGTTCACCACGTCGCCGCTCTCGAAGTTCACGTCCACGATACCATGCAGGCCACGCAGTACTTGTTCGGACGCTTTCAGCTTCGTGGTCTTGCCGTCCACGTAGTTCTTCAACGCCTTCTTCATGCCATCGATTTCCGCACCCTTCTCGTTGCTCTTCTCGATGCGTTTCAAGAGCGTTCCCGCCTCTTTCTCCTTGCCCGCCTGCTCTTGTATCTTGATGAACTGCGCGGCTATCTTAGCGGCCTCGGAAACCACCTCAGAATGAGCGACCTTCGCCAAATCGTCGTAGCGTGTGAAGTTGATAACATCAGCACCGCTCATCGTGCCGTTCAGTGATCCGTTCACCATGCGGATCAATGCGTCTTGCGCATACATGATTTCGTCCGCATACTTGCTTGTCTTGCGGATTTGCTTCGTCCTGATGGCTCTCTGGATGGCGTTCAAGATGGCCCGCGGGTTGTTCTTTGTGTCTGCGTTCGCCTTCTTCATCGTCTTGCCCTGCAAGGTGATGACACGCTTAATCAACTTCACCTCAGGAGACAACGCCTCTACTGGTGTGGCATTGTCGGTTGTAGTCTGTTTTTCGGCCTTTTGTTTTGGCTTTTTTACATTTGCCTTAGGTGTTGACTTCGTTTTTTCTGTTGCATTCTTTGTCTCTTTCTTAGGTTTTGGAATAGATGTTTTATTTTTTTTCCAACCATAATTTTCAAGTTGCAAGATAACATCCTTTCTCTTCATCAATTCAGGATAATGAAGTTGAATGTATTCTGCCAACCCTTCAATTGTTGTAAATACAGAATCATCAACTTTTTTATGATCTATCCACAACTCATACGTATTCGCAGCCAAATCCCATATTAATTCAATGTCTTTTGGCTCTTGTTCTTTCTTTTGTTGAGAACTTTTCTTCTCGTTCTTTGCGATTTGTTCGTTCACCATTTTCACCATCTCATCGACAGCCTTTTTGATGTCCGCATCCTCGTCGTAGAACTCTGAAATTTCGATAGTGTCCTTCACCTTTGAACGCATATCATCGTCCTTCAAGAACTTCTTGTAGTTCTCGAACTCACTTGCTAAGTTGTCTTTCGTAATTTTCATATTATTAGTGTTTTTGTTGTTGTTTAAAATTTGTTTTTCTGTGCGTAAGCATACAACAGCAACGCCTTCGCTTTCGCTTTAGCCAAACGGAGTTTCCTTGCTTTGTCATCGTCTGTTTTCTTTGGTTGTGAAGTGGGGATATTGGCTTTGTTCACCGGAACTTTTTTCCAATTTCCGTTCTTCATCTTATTCTTTCCATCATCAGGGAAGTAGGCGGCCACCTGACTTGGAAGCAACTCTACACCGAATGTCATGGAGTCCAGAAAGTCCACAAGGTCGTTCAATTGGCTCGGATGCACGTTCAGCACATACCATTTGCCCGATCCTGACCCCCATTCGCTGAATCCTCTTCCGTTGCTCGACAACGCTTTTAAATCTTCGTTCTTGTTCTTCAAAAGAGCCTTGTATGTCTGTCCGTTCTGAACGCAGAAAGCGATTGGCTCATCGATGGCGTATGACGATTTGTTGCCGTTAACAAGTAAGTAAGTACCACGGTTCATGTCGTACCTCTTTTTCTCACCGTCCGCAAGATCCTTCTTAATGAAAGGAAGGAACTTTTTAATCGAATAGCGCGAAAGCACAATCTTCTCGCCTCCTCCTTCCTTGGTCTTGTTATCTTTAGGCACAAGCAAACCTTTCAGGACTTCACCTTCGTGCGTGGTGAATGAAATCAATTTCGCACCCTCAGGCTTTTGCTTGTATGCTCTCAACGTGTTACCCACGATGATTTGACGCACCTCCCTATTGGCTACGCTCTCTTTGATGTAGTCGTGCCATTCGTTCAGATACTTCGCGTCGATGTCCAAATAGTAACTATCTATGTTCTTGGAGTAAACCATTATCTCGGATAGCGTCTTGTAACCTTCTTCGACAAGTGTAGATTCCAATATTTTCATCGAACTTGCCACGGCGAAAGAAACTTTAAGGTTAGACGGAGCATACGGGTTAACAGTAGTTGTCCCAATCTTCACACCCAAACAAATCGCCTTCGTGTTTGAACTGTCCAGGATGCAGGCGCGTCCCGCATAAAAGAATTTCAGGATCCTCGCTTTGTACATTTCCACCTTTAAGCGTTCCTTGTTCTTTCTCTTAGTGGTTTCGCACTTCTCCTTGATGATTGCAATGTCCGCATCAGCGTCAGATGGTACGCCACCTTTGTTAACCACCCTTTCTATCGCATCTTTTATGTTTTTCTCGCATTTCTCATCCTGTGTCTTAATCACCTGCTCTATCTGTGCGGTGTAGTATTCTTTCATGTCTGCGGCCATCTTGTCCGCTTTCGCCACCGCCTCCTCTTTCTTGTAAGATCCTCCCATGTAGGTGGCCAACATGACACGGATTTCGTCCTCTGAATAAGGTTTGCGAAGCACCTTGCAGTCGTATGTACCAACATAGGCCGCATCGGAAAATTTGCTTTCTCCGGCTGTCGCGCTAACCAATAGCCTAAGGTCTCCGATCTGTTCAGCGTCCAAATCCATCGCTTCCACCTCCAAATCATACTCTCCCTTCTCTATAAGAGAATGTACCTTATCATCGTACATCGCTTGTATGTTGGTGTAGAATTTATCCTGCTCCTCGCACGTAAGCACCGGTACATGGCCTGTCACCTTGTGTATGCTGACTTCTTTTTCTCCTTCGTCACCGATAGGGTTGTTCAGTTTATCGTTGATGATAGGATTCTCCAACAAGTAATCACGGCAAACTTCGTCGCCATACTTGTTCATGAAGTCAGAAGTGTCGATGATGCCGGTACTCTGCTTTTGATTGGAAGTTGAGTTTGCGTCCAACGATTTCAGTTTTTTCTGCATCATCATCATCAGACGTTTTTCGGCAGGTATTGCCGAAATAAGGTAGTCGTATGATGGCGGCAGTTCCTTGATTTGCCCAGTACGGTTGATACGTCCACGTTTCTGCACCTCCTTATTCACGTCCAACTCCATCTGCGCGATAATCATCACACGTGGTTTTACCTGGTCGGGTGTAAGGTTGGTATTCTTTGTCGTGGCGTGTGCGCTCGCTCCGGTCGCTCCTGACGCGTTGATGATAAGCACGTCCGATTGGTTGTTTTGGAACTGTCCAAAAGCGACGTTTCTTGTCACGTACTTACGTGGCACGATTGACCCTCTTGTCCCTTGATCGTTGGAGAAAACAATCTTGCGCTTACGGCCGGTAACTTCAGAAACCTTGAATCCTGCCGCCTCTATCTTCTGTGTGATGAGGTCGATAGGCGACAAGGATATGCCGGACGATCCTTTCTTGATTTCGTTGCGGATCTTGAAATATAGGTCTTGCCCATCAGGTGACAACGAAGAAACATCTATGTATGCGAACTCGGAAGCTCCACCGCCTTCCATGTCCCTTGTCCTAAACTTCAACGTAGAGCGCAAAGCGCGGTCCAATACGGCTGTGAAATCGCAGTTGATTTCTCCATCATCCTCGATGAACTCATCCAAGAAACTTTCCATCGTTGACGATAGCCCGATCACAACCTTCTTACCCTCCATCAACCTACGTACGGCATGGTCTGCCACCGCCTCCGCTTTGATGGAGAATAACATCTGGTTTACGATCATGAACAGTTTGGAGAATATAGGATCATGCGACACGCCCAAGTTCTTAGATGTCTTGCTTGTGTCCATGTTGAACATGGCCGATTTCGCAGCCATCTGGTCTATGATAGGGTTAATATAATCCTTCTCGAATTGGTTGATTAGGTTGATGATGCCGGTGATGTAGTCGCAGATGGCACGGTGTTGGCGTTCCAAATCAGGCGTGCCGAATTGCTCATGTCCGCTTTTGTCAAGGTAGATGTAATTCACCTCGATACCCTCGTAGATACTTTCACGGCGGATCATCTGTCCCTCATGCACGATGTCGGACGAAATCACCTCCTGCAATGCCTCACCACCATCTTGAATGGCTTGAATCAACTCCGTGTCCTTCAATCCTGATTCGGATATGCAAGTGCGATTCGCATATACCACCAAGTTCTCAGGACGCTTCGCGAAGGTGGCGGACAAGAATACTACTCCGCTTGCCAACTTAGACAACGTGTTGAAGCAATAGAACTGATTAGAGCCACCTAACTCAACCTCCGCATCGGCTTCCCACCACTTCGTGACTACCGCTTTTGAACCGCTGATGTTGTGCGATTCGTCGAAGATAAAGAACGCTTTCGGTGCGAGTCTTTTCAGAAACTCGAACTTGTCGAAGTCGGATCCTGGCGCGTCTCCGTCTTTCGTCTTTTTCAGTGCGCTACTAAGTTGTGAATAGGTTGTCAGAACATAGTCGAACCCTTTTGGAAGTTCCTTTCCCGCAAATATCTTCTCACGTTGTTTCTTGTCAGTGATAGGCGTGTGGACAACGACAAACTCGTCGTTATCGTTCAGCACCTTGATACGTGCGTCCGTCTGTCCGCTCGTCGATTGGTTGATGATGAACGGTTTTAAGTCACCGCAACCTATATCCACCAAATCACGGTAATTGTCAGAGAACAGTCCCGCGTTCTCCGTGCAATACACCGGTATCAATCCATGCACGATGGCGTACCGGATCATGGAGGATGCCACACGCCCCTTACCTATACCGGTTTGGTCGCCGATAATCATTGCTTGTCCTCTTGCCTCATGGTTGTAGATGGCTAAAGCAACAGCATCCACCTGCTCGGCGAACAGACGTTCCTCAATCTCCGCACGACTCCATTGCAGGCGTTCGCACACATAGTCCGTCACGTTGCCGCCTACCGCCTCCGTCAGTTTCTTTAAAGCTTCGTGGATGTCGTACCCCATCGAATCAGGTGTCTGTGTGTTAAGCCTGCGCACGTCAGAGGCGGGCATATAGGCCATACCCAACGTGGCACGCTCAGGGACAACCTTTTCGATGTCATTGCCACGCAACACCATTTTATCACCTTCGATGTTGTCCGCTTGCGTGTAGTGTATCACCTTCACGTTAAGCGACATATCCGTTTCCGCTTTCACACAGTAGTATCGGTGCTTGTCACCTTTTACCGTGAAATAGTGTCTTTGTATTTCTATCAGTTTCATTAGTTATATGTGTTTTATTTTACTTGTTCTTCTGCGCATAAGCATACAGCAACAAAGCCTTCGCTTTTGCCTTCGCCAAACGAAGTTTCCTTTCTTTATCATCGTTGTTCACCGTTTCTGTCTTGCCCTCTATATGCGGATAGATACGGTTGAAATACTCCGTGAAACTCTCAATCTCAGCGTCCTTGTCAGGATCGTATTTGTGCCATACGCAATCTATCCTTGAATCCCATTGCTTGCGTCCGTCGATGAGCAACATGATGATAGGGAATTTCGTACCCTGCTTAGCGTAAAGTTCACCGCTGATGTACAGAATATCCACAAGGTTATACTGTCTGTTAAGGTATGCCACGAACGACGCATACTCGCCAAATAGCATGTCGTTCTTATTCCAATACGCATTCTTGAAGTCGTAAACCTTTGACCCGAGTTTTCCGCCTACGATGATGGCTGCACGGCCGTTGTTCGCCATCTGATCAAGTGCCATGATAGCCAATTTGTAGTCCAACTTGGTGAAGGTATATTCGATTTCCTTGTCCCCCTTCTTCCCTCTTCTGATTAGATACTCATTCCTTTTCAGGTCAGCGAAAGGAGGGTTAGTTATCACTCCGTGGAATAATCCTACTGCATGCATTTTGTTAGGAACAGAATATTTAGTCGCATCCTGATTAGAAACATGTAAGAATCCTTGTGTGGTAAGGTTGTTGTAACGTATTACATCCAACTCATTTACACATGTCCTATCTGCCGGAAGTGCTATTGTAAGCATTCCGTTACCTGCCGTTGGCTCTAAGTATGCGCTATTGTAATTGTCGTTCACCTTCACGAACTCACCCGCCATGAACGCCAATGGCGCAGGCGTTGAGAACTGTTGAAGGAAACGGCTCTCTCCGTCCTTTGGTTGGATGGTAGGTTGGTTGTCGTACAAATCTCTTATCTGCTCATACTTCGCCCTAATGGTGTAATCTGTCTGTGCGATTTTACGAGCCGCCATCACTACCGCCAATTCGCAAGCCTGAATAAGTTCTTGATTGGACGCTTTCAAATTCATCTCTGTCGCTATTTTCTGCGCTTCCGCCCATGTCACTTTACCTTGTGTCAAAAGTGTGGATAAACGGTTTGCGAAGTCTAATAGAGATGATGATCCATCATTCGATTTATACAATTCATCGATGCTTTTACCGGTAAGTGCAATGGAATATCTTTCGAGTTCATTTCTATTCAACCATTCTGGTATTTGTGGCAAAATATTCCAAAGTTCAACCATCTTTTTAATTTGGTCGATTTCATTCCCGGCCCATAAATGTTTTGCTGATCTGTTCCCATTTCCCAAATAGTAATCACAATCATCCTTTAGTCTACCCAATAGTTGGTATTCAAACTCGTAAGAATTTTTAGTTTCCGAAGTTGGATTTTCCTCCACCACTTTCACCTCTTCAATCACTTCCTCCTCTTCTTTCTTCAACTCGTCAGGAAAGAATTTTTTGGCGAAATCAAGAGCCTGCCTACGTCCTTCAGGTGTATTTTGCCGTTGCCATGCTTTGTTGGACGGAGACCAACGGAAACCATGTTGTTTCAAGTAAGATATGATTTCGTATGATGGTTTGCCTGGAAAAAATATCTGCACACGGCTTAATTCCACGTTGTCCTCCACGGTGCATCCGTCAGCTTCGTAGATTACTCCGCTTTCAGGGTTCTCCTTGTTGATTGCTTCCTCCGTGTCAGATTGCAGATATTTCCAAAACCATTCGTCAGGTTCAAATATGGTGATACCCTCCTTGTCCTGCTTGTCCTTCAATGCCTGGACAGCCACACGCAAACTACGCACTCTGTTTTCGCTTGCGAGTTTCCGTATAGGGTATTCAATCGCCCACTTCAGCGTTTCGTTATCAACGTCCATATTAGGCTTTAGTTTGGCTATCACATTCATGGCGTTCTTAAACTCAGGCGACGGATATAAATCTTCCGTAGGCGTGTTCTTGTGTCTTTCCCAGATGGAATTATTCTTAGAGAAGATTACGCCCGCCTCCTTGATCTTGTCGAGAGCCTTGTTAAAGGTGTCATAGTCCCTATTTTTCCAAAGCGTTTCCAAACGACCGGTAACCCTTTGGTTCATGTTCTGACGTTGATAAGACGGAATAGATCCCTTAGGCTGTTGCGCAAACGCTTGTGCGATGCGTATCTCCTTTTCTATGAAGTTCAATACTTCGTTTGGTGTATCTCCCATACATTTATTGTTTTTCAATGTTTATTTTGTTTTTCCATATATCAAATTTTCATTTGTGGGGAAGATTGGAATCGAACCAACACGAAAGGTCTTGCCTGATGATTGTGCGCTAGATGTCCGGACATCTTCAACACGCACTTAGTAAGTTAAGAAGCAAGAAACAATCCTACCCAAAATCTATGCAATTCGACATAGATCCAACCCCAAATTTTTTACACATTCAGAAATGATGCGAAGAACGCATATTTCATTCTTGCGAACCCTACAAATATATACATTAAGGAGTCCAAAAACAACATTTATCGTATTGAATTTCAGTGTATTATGTAAGATTTTTTCAGTCAGATTAAAAGTTTTTCAGTCTAAATAAAATCTTTTTTTATCTGACTGAAATTTACTTTTTAGGAGTTCCGATATGGTAAAATGCAAAACACAAAAATCACGACTTGAAAACACGAAAAAAATCATATCTTTGCATCGATTGACATGAAAGCATGAAGGCGTATGCGGTAGGTGGATGTAGCTCATCCTTAAACGACCTATGATGGAGAATTTCGCCGATCTCCCATGCCAATATAGACGTGGTGAGCGAGTGTCGTCCTCCTCACCACTTTTTTTGTTTCTTGTTTCTGTGTTTGAAATTTGTTCCTATTTTGTTTCTCGTTTTTCGGAATAGTGTTTTAAATCGTTGGTTTTTAGGTTGTTTTATTTGCGGTTTAAATTCTTTTGTAAAAGTACTAATAATAATTGTACGAAATTGTATTTGTTCTTAATTATTTATTTTTAGGGTTTTATTTGCGTTTTGAAATTGTGTGAAATTGCGTGAAATTTCGTTTTTTTATATATTTTTGTTTCTCATTTTGTTTCTTGCGCAGTTTATGGATCGGAAAAAAACAAACGTGAAACTAAGGAAGAAGAGACTAGCGGACGGAAGCGACAGTCTTTATCTTGACATATATTTCGGAGGAGTACGGAAATATGAGTACCTGAAATTGTACATCGACAACAACGCTACCACGTCTAGGGAGAAGGAGATAAACCGTATCACGATGGCAGAGGCCGAAAAACGTAGGGCGAAACGTGTAATCGAACTATTGGAGGAGGGTGAGTACGCCCTGGAAAGATTGGGAAAGAGGCCAGAAAACAAAATGACGTTATATGAATATGTGGTAGACAAAGGAAAATACAAACAGAACTATAAAAATGTGGCGTTGTTCGTGAATAACTTGTTCCCGAAAACTCCATTGTCAAAGTACACGAACACAATGTTGGAGGAGATCGTTAAATCATTCTCTCTTAACCTTGCGCAATCCACAACAGAGGTATATTGTGTTCATCTGTCCACTATCATCAAGATGGCGAAAGAGGATAATTTAGTTTCCCCTAAACTGAAAGTGAACATAATTAAGTGCAAAACGGACAGTAAGCGTGAGTTTCTCACGTTAGACGAACTGAAACTGCTGATTGATTCTGAAGTCTCCAATGTGAATTTGCCGAACAAAAACGCTTTCTTGTTCTCATGCTTCACCGGGTTACGATCGAGCGACGTTAGACAACTACGGTGGAGAAACGTGGAGGAGGTGGAAGGATATACCAGGATTGTTTTCGTGTCCAAGAAACCCGGCAGACTTGAATATATGGATATTTCTCCTTCCGCGGTTCGTTTCATGGGAGAGTGGGGGAAGGATAACGATCTTGTGTTTGATTTCACAACGGATATGAGTTATTTTCTGAAAAAGTGGATGATGAAGGTAGGCATAAAAAAGAACATAACATTCCATTGCGCCCGGCACACGTTTGCGGTCATGATGATAACATTGGGGAATGATCTTTTCGTGACACAGAAACTCTTAGGCCACAAGAACATTAACACGACGCAGATCTATGCGAAGGTGTTGGACAAGAGCAAGAGGGAGGCGGTGGATAAGATACCGATGTTGTAAAATTTTTTTATATTTGCGGTGAATAAGTGTAGTTGGTTAACTAAAAATTAAATGATATGGCAACAATAGTTTTTGAATATGATGCGAGAAACATTGGATTAAGGAAATTATTCGATGCGGCTATTTCTCTTGGCGCAAAGAAAAAGGATTATGAATTAGAAATCGCTCATAACTCTGCATTAAAGGCGTTGAAGGAAATAAGAGCAGGTAAAGGAATAAAGTGTAAAAACATGAAGGAATACAAGAAAAGTTTGGAAGATATATGAGAGAAATCGTTTACTCGAAAGAATATAAGAAAGACATTAAAAAAGCGAGGAGACAAGGAAGAGATGAAACTGAGTTGGATGAAGTTATTTATAAACTCGCTAACGATATACCTTTGCCAATTTCAAAAAAAGACCATGAATTAAAGGGAAAATTCAAAGGTATTAGGGAATGCCATGTAAGTCCTGATTGGCTGTTGTTGTACAACAAAGAGAACGGAGCATTAAATATCCTTAACTTATTACGTCTTACATCACATTCTGAAATTTTTTAAATATGGCAAAAGAAGGATAAATGAATAAGATAAAAGAACCATTCCGATCACATCCTCGAAATGGTTCTTTTTATTTATGGGTTGAGTTTATCCAGAATCTTCTCCGTCAGATTGCGTTGCGCTGATATTTCGTTGATAAGCGTGGTGTTTTGTTGTACAATTTCCCGGTTCGCCTCAATTAGGTTTTTTGATACCTCCTCCATGTTGTCGAGCATGTTGTTATCTATGGAGTATTTAAGCAAGGCCACAATATTGTATATATCGAATATATCATCCAGGGATAAGATCTTTACCGGAAGTTTGTTTTTGAGCGAATAACATTCTAGTTTGTTCTCGTTGATAAATACTCTCTTAATTACTATTCCGTTCTTCTTCGTGTCTATGAAGTAGGTGTGGCCGTTCACTATCGAGTCTATCGACAATTCCAATCTCTGCAGGTATATCGTTTCTCCCTTCTCTATGGCGGGGAAAAGGGCGTTGGATCTCACCTCATAGGTGAAATCATACCGGGGCATAAGACGTGATGTGTGCGGGTGCGTCATATTACGATTACACATATAGTCCCATATCCGGACATTTGGTTGGTGTATGATTTCGACCGGGATAAGGTTGTCCTGATCTTCCTCCTTATTATTATATATAGCGGGTTGCTCTTTTACTGTTACGTCAGTAGGATATGGAGATGATGTCGCCTTTAACATGTTACCTTCATCTCGCAAAAGCCATTCGGCAGATAAATCTTTATAGTATGAGAGAATTTTCAATAAATTAGACTCTGATAAACCATTATCTTGGGATAGTGTACTATTTGTCACACCAGAATCTTGATAGAATTTATATTTTGTAATTCCTTTATAATCAAGATATTGCAAAATTTTTTTCTTTAAAATTGAAAAATCCCTCATATTTATTTGGTTTTAATTGAAAAAACTCTCATATTTGCAAATGTAATCACACAATTGCACTATCTTATTTCTAGAGGGTGCAAAGGTAATAAAAATATATGTAAAAATATACAAGTATGAAAAACAGCGACTTAATAAGAAGGATTTGGAAAAACGAGGTCGTGAACTCGAAAAAGGCACGAATCCTCACCCTGGTAGGCAAAGGGATAGGGACAAGAATCCAACAGACACGTAATAGGATGTTGGGGTTCGCCCCTACAACTGACGCGGAGTTGTTTTTCATAGTTGATATACTAAAGCAGGAGGAGGTGAATATCTCCTTTTACGAGGGAGAGATCAACAGAAAGAAGGCGAAATACTTCGGTATGGAATATTCCATGGTAGAATTGGAGGATTGAATATTAACCAAAAAACAGAATATCATGAAAAAAATTTTAGCGACATTATTAATGTTTATGGCTATCACCACAAATGCGATGGCGTTCGAAACACACTTTATGAGTGTGGATTTCGACCGTATGGAATTACGCCACAATGGCAAGACGTACAGTCTTGTGGAAGTCAAGAATAAGACCCGCAAGACGTGGCGTGAGGTGACTTACTTGTGTATTGATGATAAACTTCATGCTGTGGCGTTCAGATTGTTCGTCACTGACGAAGGGGAGTTCCTTAGACTTCAGAAGTATCAATCGAAAAAATAAGGAGGATTTATTATGAAAATAGAGGTAAAATACAACATTGGAGAAAAGGTTTTCGGATTTAACGAAAACGGTAAACCTTTTGTAACATACATCTGTGGGGTGTATGTTGACGGATTCCCTTTCGAGGGTAAGAATATCTTCTACCGGGTAATACCGGAGGGAGAAGATAAGTCTGGACTATTCGATGTGCTGGAAGAGAAGAATGTCGCACCTTATAGTGAGAGATTGGCGAATCTTATGGGGTTGAAACAACCTTTCAGAGTAAAAAAGATGATGCCTGACGGAAAACTAATAGATGTTCCAACAGATGAAATAAAATAAATGGGAAGGAAAAAGACAAAAACTGTGTGGATGAACCTTTACCGAGGTGCTTTGGGTTACTTCTCTCCTCAATATCACACAGACAAAGAGACGGCGGAGGAAGTGAAGGCCGCTTATGTGGAGTTGGAGGGGAGGACATATGTTTATAATGACACGGTAAAGGTTTCATTAAACGAAAAGGAGAATTAGTATGGAAGAGCAAAAATTATTGAGGGATAGGGGTATAACGGAAATTCGTGATGACTCAGAACAAATAGTAAGGTACGTGAACGTGTACCACGATCCGTGGACGGACACTTACTACACGGATTCGCAATTGATGTACAACACCAGGGAGGCGGCGGTGGAAGCGAAAAATCTTCAGACGTTGGCTTGTTCCACAATGAAGTACGTAGATACTGTCCCGGTCAAGTTTGGTGTGGATGGAGATAACGAATTTAAAACAAAATAGCATGGGAAAAAGGAAAATGACAACGTCGCATCTCACAGAAGAATTGGAGGGTGAGATCACAAAGTTTAGAACGGCTTGCGAAAAGGCGATAGAATCTATCCGCAATGCGGGAGAGGAGTACGCACGGAAAAGGTCTGAGTTTATGGAGAAAAACAGAGACTCGTTGGAAACAGAGTCGTTCGAGGACGAACGCCTGATCGAACCGAGTGAGGCGGCTGAATTTGTCGGAAAGGGAAAGGCTTACTTGTACCAACTGACACACCGCAACGCAATACCTTACGTGAAGAGGGGAAGACATCTCTATTTCCGCAAAAAGGATCTGAGGGATTGGATGATGGGAAGAAAAGGCGAGGATATTATCGAAGTAAAATAATCGAATACCATGGGAAGGTGGATAAAAATATATGATAAACTACTTGAATGGGAGTGGTGGGATAACGCTCTTATGGTCAAGTTGTGGATTTACATCCTCCTTTCTGCCAATTCAAAGAAAAAGAAGTGGAAGGGGAATGTGATCGAGAGAGGCCAATTCGTCACTTCACAATTATTTCTTGCGGAAATGTTGGACTGCTCACCAAGGTACGTATATAAGATGTTGAAACGCATGGTTGCGAGCGGAAATATAACGTATATCGGTACGAACAAAAATACTATTATAACAGTCTGTAATTATGATAGTTACCAAGAGAAAAACGGAAACGTAGTCCGAACAGAGTTCCGAACAGAGTCCGAACAGAGTTCCGAACAAGGTTCTTACCAAAGTTCCGAACAGAGTTCTTACCAAAGTTCCGAACGGAGTTCCGACAACATTAGATATAAGAATAAAGATAATAATATCGTTGTCGACACCGCGCCCGCGTGCGCCCGCGCGAGAGAGGATTTTGAGGAGGTTGTTTTAACGGACAACAAAGCCGATAGGCCTACGGGATTGGGTTTTTGCGCGCGCGCGCGAATACCTGCGGACAAGGTGGCGGACTGGCTCCGGGCGAACGGCGGAGATCAATGGAAAGAGGTGGCGTGTATGCAGTTGGGATTGAATCCGCAACAGTTGGATGTTGCGTTCGATGAGTTCCAACGTGAACTGATCGCCCAGGGTGTGGAGGACAAGGAAGAACCTGACATACGCATCCACTTTATAAGTCTGATAAGAAAAAAAATAGAATGGAACAAAAAACAAAACCGATATGGAAACAACGATCAAAGAATTAACAGTCTCGACGACATCCGAGAATGCGTCGAGGTCGCTAAGCGGATGGCCAACACTGGTCACTAAGATGGCCGACTTCGACAACGTGACGGACACGGCTAGCATATCGATGTACTCCGGCGGTGAGAAAGCGACGGAAAACGATGTAATGGTTGCGGGTACGAACTTGATGTCCGCATTTCCTCAGACCGTCACCAAACCGTGGTTGGTTCAGATGATGAGGTTGGCGTTAAGTTCCGGCATAACCAAGCAACGCATACAAGACAGTGTGGACAACATCATCATGCACCACCGCTACCCAACGTTGACGATTGCGGACGTTCTGGACTTCGACGTTAGGCTGAAACTGTACTCTTATCGTGAAGTACGTCGTATGGACGGAAAGTTCGATGATGACACGTTGGCGGATTACCCTCTTTACGTGAGGACGGAGGACGGAAGATGTTTCTATGTTCGCATGGCTGAGGTGATGGAGTTACCGGATAGGTTCAGACAACATGTGTTGAACGTGATAGAGGGGTTGAAAAAAAAACTTTCTGCGGAGAGAGGGAGAGCTGCGGAGGGTGCGTGATGGATTGTTGCTTTTTTAACGATTACGAAAAATAGACTAAGGAGGATAAAAAATGGGAGTTCTAATAGGAGTTTGTTTTGGTCTCTTTATCGCCTGGATAGTGGCGATATGGTACAGAATATCCGATTCGTTCGAGGATGAGGACGACGAAAGGAGGGAGGAGTGCGAATATGACGGAGATGGAGAGGCGGATGACGCTGACAAGTAGGCTGATGTTGGCCTCTTGGAGATGGTCGATGGTTTATGACGTGGTGGACGTGGAAGAGATTCCGGACACAACGATATAAAGATACGCGATTCTGTATTTGGTTACACATTTATCGAGGCGGTCGATAGCCTGCGATAGGTCGATAGACCGCATTTTTATCAACTCTAACGAAACGGAGGAACGAAAATGGATAGTTATACCATCAATAAGATTTTAGCGCGATACAAGCGAGATATGGAGGTCATGAACGCCGTTGCCACATCCAACATATCGATATTGGAGATAGTGAAGGCGTTGAACGACTGGGTGAATGATCTGACGAAGGAGGAGAGGATTAGGTTTCTGCTAGAGTTGGACGATTGGTGTAGGAAAAGGGTCGTGAAAGAAATGATGAAGTGATTATTAACGATATAAATGGAGGAAGTATTATGGTTGGCATTATGATTTCTATTTTGATTCTGGCGGTTTCCGTGGCTGCGGTGTTTCTTCACGGAACGTTGGTGGAGGTGGCTAAGGTGCTCTACGCTATATATAGCGTTTTGCAGGATATTAACGGCAAAATCCCGGATAGGGAGGAGTTGAGAAAAGGTAGTTTATGATTTAAGATGGGAGGGAACGTAAATGGATAAAATTTTTGGGATAATACCGATAAGGAAAACATCTGATCAATATGAAAATGATTTGGAAGATGATGATTTTAAGGATTTACCACAAAGGAAATTATGGATAGTATCATGGAAATCAAGACGTGGTGAATACTCTTCAGAAACAGAAAGAACATCTATTGCTTTTTTAAATGCTAACGATGCGAAAAAATACATAGAGAAATTAGAATATGCGAAGAAAATTCTTCGATACAAAGAAGATATTGAAATAAGATTAGAAGAGCAAGAGTGCTAAAAATTAGGAGATTACGACATGAATAGCGATGTTTTCAAGGAGGAACTTGAGTTGATCCAAAACGCACAACTCAGACAGATAGTGCGTGAATACTTCGATATGGCGGTGCAGAAGTATTTTTTCGAGATTCCCGCTAGCACCACCGGGAAGTATCACCCGCAAATAGACCTGGGTAAAGGCGGACTAGTTCGCCACACGAAAATGTGTGTCCGGGTAGCGGTCGAACTACTGGCGTTGCGAATGTTCTCTAAGATGGATGCAGACCTTACCATCTCTGCGCTATTAATCCATGATTCACAGAAGTGCGGTGACGGTGAGAAGTATTCGAGACACGACCACCCGCTTTTGGCTGCCGAAAAGTTCTCAAAGCACGCCATCAAATACCCGACATACCCGGACTTGCAGATCCAGATTGAATCAATATGCAGGATGGTGAGTTCGCACATGGGTCAGTGGACTACAAACAGTTACTCAGACGTTGTTTTGCCTATACCTCAGCAGGCGGACGAGAAGTTTGTTCACATGTGCGACTTCATAGCGTCGAGGAAGTTTATCGGGAGCTTCGATTATGAGATGAACTGAGGATAAATAATTAAACAACGATTTGAATTGCACTGAAAAACTGTTAACGGACAATAGACCAGTGATGGCGAGTTGTCCGGCGGATCAAGAGAGATCCGATGTGTTCTAACAATTACGTTAACACTTAATTACTAAAAAACTTTGTTTCATAAGTTTTATTATTTGCTAATCCCCTGGAGCATGGGAGTGTTTGAGGGGGATATTTGGGGTGTATGTCCGAAAGGTGTAGCGGAAAGGCAAGGCCTGCAACGTGCGTGGTTCGATTCCACGTCGCCCCGCAAAGAAATTCTGGATGTTGATTGCGGGATAACAACATTCGACATCACGATGGATAAGCGAAGGTGGCGCAAGAGAGCGTCATAGGGAAGGATGATAGTTTGCATTATTCATGATATTAGCTGCATAAGAATAATTCAATGTTCACAAATCTTCCTTTCATTCTTCATAGCGTGGGTTCGACTCCCCGCCTTCGCGCTAAAATGTTTAACTTTTTAATGTAGATAATATTATGGCAAAAATGGAAGAGATGATAAAAAGGATTCTTACCAACGAGATTGTATATGTTCCGGAAAAAGACATAGAGAGTTGTGTTAAGTCTGTTTTTGGTGGTTGTGCCGCTGATTTATTAATGGAACTTATTTGTTCAGAGAAAAAGGAGGAATAATTATGGGATGCGATATTCATTTATATCTAGAAAAGAGAAACAAATATGGCAAATGGGAGAATAGCGAATTTACCAAGGAGGAATTTTATGGAGGAAGGTGTTATCCGCTATTCGCCAGGTTGGCTAATGTCAGAAATTTATGGAATCTAGAGCATCTGCCTCTTCGTGGATTTCCAATCAACGCTTCTACAGAAGTAAAAAAGGCTTTTTTGTGTAAGATTGTAAGTGATGCGAAGTACGATCAAATGATAGATGATTGTCCGATGAACATTATAAAAAAAACTCGTTCTATTGAAATACTTGAAGATTCAGATTATAAATATATTAAGCCTTATTTAATTGAGGATAACGGTGATTTACTACAACTAGATAAGGATTACATCTTGTACATGCTGAATAACGATAAAGTTTCTTTGGGCAAATTATACATCACACACCCAGATTTTCATTCCGCTAACTGTTGCACCTACGAAGAGATGCGGCAGTGTGTGCAGGAAACCGTGAAGGAAGAGTACTATGAATCTGAGCGGTGGTTTAATCTGCTGAGTAAGATGGAAGAGTACACGAAGGAAGGGGATTGCAGGGCGATTTTTTGGTTTGATAACTAATATTTTAATATTAATCATAAATTAAAAGAAAATGAACGATGATGGACATTGATTTGAAAGATTTCGTGCAAGTCCGTGAAGATGGCGTGCTGATGGTGCGCGAGAACACGGAGAAGGGATATGCGGAAGTGATGCCGGGGGGTGTATTCGATGGTAGTTATCTGTCGAGCAAGACCAGAAGGGGTAGAGCGATAGAGGGAGGAATGATTGCACCGACGCTCACCTGCGCCTGCGGAACAAATCTGTTCATCTACGTAAACGAAAAGGAGGAATGACAATGGAGAGACTAAGAGTTTTCACAGCGTTCAGCGGATTCGACAGCCAGTGCCTGGCACTGAATCGGCTGAAAGAGAACTATCCGGGGTTCGATTATGAACTTGTTGGATGGAGCGAGATAGACAAGTACGCAATCAAGGCGCACGATGCACTCTTTCCCGGTGCTAAGAATTTTGGCGACATCACTAAGATTGATTGGTCGGAAGTGCCGGACTTCGATTTGTTCACATACTCTTCGCCGTGTCAGGATTTCAGCCAAGCGGGTCTCCAAAGAGGCGGTGAGAAGGGCAGCGGGACACGATCATCGTTGCTGTGGGAGTGCGAGCGAGCCATCCGTGCGAAGAAACCGAAATTTCTGTTGATGGAGAACGTGAGCGCATTGGTGAGTGTGAAGTTTATCGACTTGTTTAACAAATGGCAGTTCACTCTCGAAGAAATCGGTTACAGAAACTATGCCAAAGTGCTGAACGCTAAGGACTATGGCGTACCACAGAGCCGTGACCGTATCTTCGTCGTGAGTGTGCGTGATGATTTGGATATGAAGTATGCTTTTCCGCAGCCGTTTCCGCTCGATAAGTGCATTTTGGATATTAAGGAGGACAATGTTGATGAAAAATACTTCTTATCAGAAGAGCGTTTGAATGGACTTGTAAAATCGACAAAAAAAGAAATAAAACAAAACAGAGGATACGCATTCATTCCAAAATTAGGAACTGATATAGCAAACACTATACAAACCGCTCCAACGTCTAGGAAAACAGATAATTTCATATTGATAGAATACAATGAATAAACATTTAGAACCGAAAATTATTGTTGTTGGGAAATGGTCTCCAACAAGTCAATCGAATGGTAATATCTACGATGAGGAAGGTCTATGTCCAACTATCGTATCTCACAGCGGTTGTTCTCCCGTAATACTTATCAATAAAAGACGCTACCGCATCCGCAAACTAACCCCACGTGAATGTTTTCGCCTATTCGGCCTGCGTGAAGCTGAGATAGACACCATACAAGCGGCGGGTATAAGCAACACGCAACAGTACAAGATGGCGGGTAACTCGATCGTCGTGGATGTTCTCTACCACATTTTCCGCAAGTTGTTGGTGGAGACGAAGGCTGATCCTGGGACACAGTTGGAATTATTTTAATCTTAATAAATGGAGGGACGGAATATGAAAAAAAAACAAAAATTCAACGTAGGCGATAAAGTCTACTATATATACAACAGTATATACAGCGATTCAGACTCAAAAAAAATAAAGGAAGGGAAAATAACAGAAGTTGACCAATTTCTTAACGGAGACCATGATTCAGTAAGTTATCATTACTATGTTGATGGATCAAAGATGGACGAATCAAGAATATTCACATCTCAGTCTCATATAATCCGAAAAGCAATTTATGAAACTCTAAATAATTTTCATGTAGACTCAGAGAAGGTTGAATTCATTTGCCAGACACTTTTCCCTGAGGAGTACCAGGCGGAGAATAGCAACGAACTCTCGGACGAGGATTTCGAGAAGTTAGAGACGAAGGAAGAGCCGTTGCAGATCGAGGAGAAAACATCATTTTGGAAGGAATTATTTAAGTAGGATTTTAAAAAAAAATAGATATGAAGATTTTAGATTGCACTTGTGGTTCTCGAATGTTCTGGTTCGATAAAAGAAATCGGAGCTGCGTGTTCATGGATAACAGACAGTTGGATGAAACACTCTGTGATGGTCGAAGGCTTATCATAGAGCCGGACATCATTGGTGACTTTACTAAAATGCCATTTCGTGACGAATATTTCCACTTAGTCGTCTTCAATCCACCACATTTGGTTAGGTGTGGTAATAAATCTTGGTTGAAGAAGAAGTACGGTAAACTTAATCCATCTTGGAAAGATGACATACGGCGGGGATTCAATGAGTGCTTTAGAGTACTCAAAAAAAATGGTGTTCTAATATTCAAGTGGAACGAGCAACAGATTTCTGTTAATGAAATTATTAAAGAAATAAGATATGATCCTATTTTTGGTACCAAGATATCAAAAAATACTATTTGGTTAGTGTTCGTAAAGGAGTCTCGTCACGAAGAAATTAAAGAATGTGAGTTGTTTTAACATATACACTTATGGTAGAATATGAAATCATAGTGGTCTATAAGGACGGACATACTGAGGAGTACGGAAGCAAGTATGTTGACATCATCAAGGCGAGGTTTTTACTGTTGAAGGATCAGATGAACCACGACGAAACTATGATGAGCGTAACGATGCGTACAGGAAGGTATGTAATGCAGAGACTGGTTAGGAGTAAAATTAATTTTAATGAGATATGACAGAAGAATTACAAAATAAGATAAGACAGTCGATTAAGTTATTGCAAACCACATGCGGAGGAAAAGATAATGTCGAACTGGCGTATAGCGGAGGTAAAGACAGCGATGTCATACTTCAATTAGCAAAAGAGGCGGGAATAAAGTTCACACCTCGATACAAGAATACGACGATTGATCCTCCTGGAACGATTAAGCATTGTAAGGATAATGGCGTTGAAATTTTGCAACCGAAGGAGTCTTTTTTCGAGATTGTGAAAAAGGCGGGTTATCCGAATAGATTCTACAGATTGTGTTGCGCAAGGTTGAAAGAATATCCTACTGAAAGTGACACCGTTATCGTAGGCATACGACGAGATGAGAGCAAATCGAGAAAGAAGAGATATTTAGAGCCAACCGTATGCCGTGTATACTCGAAGAAAAAGAGGGTGGTCCAGATACTGCCAATATTGTATTGGACGCAAGATGATGTTAGAATGTTCATTGAGGATAGGAACATCAAGTGCCACCCTATCTACTATGACGAGAATGGATTTTTTCACGCAGAAAGGAGATTAGGCTGTCAAGGATGTCCGCTTATGAGTCAGAAGAAGAGGGTGGAATTTTTCAAGGACAATCCAAGATGGCTTAAAGCATGGGTTAGGGCTGGGCATGATTTCTATCATCAAAGAAGTTTGAATGAATATGAAATGATGGTTGGTATGCTGTTTTACAAGTCGATCCGTGAATTGAATGAAATCCAAAATGGGTTGTTCGGTAAAATGGACTGTAAGAGATTATTGGAAGAAAAATTTGGAATAAAATTATAGATGGAGGAATAATTATGCTTTCGGATAAGACAAAAGAGTTCATTAAGGAACATGCACAACCGCAAGGAAAAACACTTTACAAACTTGAAAATGGCAAAAAAAAAGCGGTATCTAGGTGGATCGATTCGACTGTGGCGGAAATGGCTTGCGAGATTGAGAGAAAGGAGTTTGTAAAAAAAGCATGTGATATTTTCAAAAAACAGATTGAAGAGGCTAATGTAATCATCTACAATATGGAGAAGCATTCTAACTACTTATATAGAGAGTACTTCAAGAATGTTTTCGATGTTGAAGGTAGTTTAGCGGATTTTAAAAGGGAATTGGAGGAAAATTTATGAGAAATTATGCAATAAACAATATCATGTCTTATGCGGGAGATCTCTTCTACATTGACATGTTGAGCAATCAATTTATAAGGATTGAGAATACTAACATCCAAGCAGAGCATGTGCTAAGACGCACAGACGAGTGTTTTTTAGATGATGTTGAGTTGTCAGATTGGTTCTTTAATCAACTCTTCGAGGACAAGCGAAGCGTTGATACTTGGATAATTGGAGGACGGATGGACACACTAGACAAGCCGCTGTATTGGATCAAGAAGGAGACGGATTGTTTGTACCTTTTCCAACGCATGATTAACGGAAGGAATGTTTGTTTCGACATCGACAGTGTGCGTGAGTTCCAGAACTTGTATAACTTCTATCTGGAGCATGACGAATGGGAGGAGTGCTTGGTGGAGATCGATAGCAGGATAAAGGAGATTTTTAAGGTGGTGTGATATTCGATATAACGACATAAGGATATAATGATATGGAACGATTGATTTTGCCTTTGAAAGGAGTTTGGTACGACAGTATCGAGAGTTTGGAAAAACCTGAGGAGTATAGGGAGATAACACCCTATTGGGTGAGTAGGTTTGTTGATGGCGAATATACGTATGTTTTTCCACAGATAGACAAATCCAAATACGATCAGTTAGAATACGAAAGGAGAATATATAACTTCTTTCTGAAATCAAAAGCAGGAAGGAAGTTTTTTAATTCTTTCGATGAGTTGGAATTTACAAAGGGATACCCCAAAAAAGGAGATACCAACAGAAGAATGATTAAGCAATCTCCAATGATAGATATGGGATACGGAATTTCGGAATGGGGAGCAATACCAGATAGATTATATTTTATAGTCACATGGGATCTTTTTGGAGACCTGCGTTCTCATTTCATTAAATCACCATATCGTAAGGTTATAATCGAAGACATGTATCCTAACTCTTACGATTCGTCTAAATCTCTTTATGCGAACACTATCAACTTTCTAAACAACATCAGAAGGGATAAAAGAGAAAACGAGTTAAGAATTGAACTAATCGATAAAAAATAAAAATAATTGGAGGATTAAGTTATGGAATTGGATCAAAAAGTTAAAGATGCGGTAAAAACAATCAGCGATTGGGTGGACGAAAACAAGGATGAGCGGTGTTTCATTCTTATCATGGACACAGTTGAGTCCAGGATTGAGTCTTGCAATGGGTACGGACGCAATCTGAGTAATGCGATAATCAACACTCTAATGTCGTGCGACGAAGAGGATGCGGTGCTTGGTAAAATCTTCTTGAAAGCATTCGACCAACTGTTGGATGCAGGAAAAAAATGTGTGGAAGAGGAAATGAAGGAAAAACTAATGAGGAGGAGGACTAAGAATGAAGCCTGAAACTAAAAAACCTGATATGGTAAATTTTAAATACAACATCGGTGATATTGTATTTATGCTGTCTTGTGGAGAATTTCTTAAATGCAAGATAGAACGTCGGTATGTCCACATAATCAAAGGGGAAAAGATTTCCGAATTAGAGGCTGTACCTATACCACCAAGCCGTTACGCACAAATTAAGGATGCAGAAAATTTGGTGTATTCATACAGATTGGAAATACTTACAGATGATGAAGATCCTCGAAAATGCTATATTACTCACAGAGTGAATGAAGATGAACTTTTTGACTCGGAAAAGGATTTGGCAAATTATGTATTGATAAGATGTAATTCTTCTCTTAGGTTTAAATAAAAAACGGATGAAATATGAAAGAGTTTTATTTTTTGACACTGATAGCGAGATTTGAGAGTGCTGTATTTTGTGTTTTTATGTTCACAGTGGTGTTTTTTGTTGCGATGTGGGCAATATATGCCTTGGAAAAGGAAAATTTAGAGAAACACTTACCAAAGGTAAAGAAACGTATGCGACAATTCACAATATTCGCCATCGTTGTGACGATTCTAAAATTGTTCACACCATCCGAACGTGACATAATGCTAATCTACGGCATAGGCGGCACTGTTGACTATATCAAGCAGAACGAAACGGCGAAACAACTGCCTGATAAGGTAATCATGGCGATAGATAAGTACCTGGACGAACAGAAATAGGAGGCTCCTCGAACTCCAGCAGGTGCGTCCGCGCCAACTCGAAATCACACGGCCGGACGCACCATTTTTAAGTTCTGTAAAGTGTTGTTTGGTAATGGGTTATTTCCCGTTCGCCTCGCCAATAAGGCGACCAAAACACTTTTCTACCACAAAAATTTGCACACCTCAAATTCTTTGCTTAGATTTGCGGTGTTCAAAATTAACATAGCGGGTATACCGCTGACGAAAGTCGGCTTTTTTTATACCCGGACATAAGAGATAACTAATCTCGGCACGACGTGTGTAGGTGTCAGTAATGCCCTACAATGCTTGCTATGTTAGCATTGAACAACACGTATCGTGCCGTTTTTGTTTAAGTTCTAAATTAACATAGCCATGAACAACAACGTAAAAATTTTTGAGAGTCCACAATTCGGACAAGTGAGAACCGCAGGCGATGCGGAAAATCCATTTTTTTGTTTAGCGGATGTTTGCAAAGCATTATCATTGTCAGCGAAAGGGGTAAATCAACGATTATCAGATGAGGTAATTTCAAATTACCCCATCACCGACAAATTGGGAAGAACCCAAAACGCACTATTTGTAAATGAAGATGGCTTGTATGATGTTATCCTGGATAGTCGCAAGCCGGAGGCGAAAGCGTTCCGTAAGTGGATCACAAGCGAAGTGCTACCATCCATCCGCAAGAGTGGCGGTTACATAACCGCACAACAAAACGAGTCGCCTGAGGCTATCATGGCGAAAGCCTTACGGATAGCCGACGAGACATTACAACGCAGGGAACAACAGTTGCAGATGTTGCAGAGCGAGAACGAGGAGCTGCACAAGGAGAACGTGAAGATAGCACCGATGGCCGAGTACACGAAGGAGGTTTTGCAGAGCAACACCACCTACACGCTGACGCAGGTGTCGAAGGATTTGGAGTTCCGTAGCGTATACGCCTTCCTGGATTGGGCGAAGGACCGCGAAATACTCTACCGCCAGAGCGGGCAGTGGATGCCCAACTCGAAGTACAGCGACAAGGGTTATTTCAAGACCCGCACGGCGAAGTTCGTGAAGAGCGACAACACAGTCGGCACAAGCATGTCCACCGTCGTGACGGAGGCGGGGCGCATGTGGCTTCACGGCCTTCTGGAGAAGGAACAGCAGAGGAAAGGAGGTGCGCTATGAACAAGGCTACGGCATTCGTGCAGGCGGTGCGCACCGGCAACATCGCCATATCGGAGGACACGGCTAAGGTGTTGCTCCACATCACGAAGTTGGAGAAGGACGTGGACACCATCTATGAGGATCTGACGGCCAACATGGACGACGGCGACACGCAGAGCCGTAACGAACTCTTCGACCGCATCTTCTCACGCGCATACTACAGCTTCATACGCTCAGTCAAGGAGGAGGCTGGCAGGATGATCGCCCGCAACCTTGAGGAGACGGACTTCCTGGCGTTGTAAGCGGACAGTTGTCGGTGTATGCGGACTGTCCGACGATTCCGCATACACCGATTTATCTATTTTTTGTTATATTCGCGGATAGTAAGTGTAATTTAAATTTTTGGGATATGGCAACAACAGACACAAGGAAGAAAATGATTGACGAGATGCGTGAAATCATGATCAAGAGAGCAGGCATAACGAAGAAAACAATTATAGATGTGGCGATGGCAAATTGGACAAGGAAAAATCTTGATTTGCTCACCGAAGCTGAACGTCGTAAATATCAAAGTGTGATAGCAAAATGACAAAAATAGCGGTATTTATAGATACGAACGTGTTTATTGGAAGTTATAGAAAACTTTCAAAGGATATTAACTGTCTTAATTTTCTGTACCAAGATAGAGGAGTGAAACTATATACTTCATCGCTTGTCGTATCGCAGATAATAGCAAAACTTTCAAAAGCAAAAGGTAAATGGAAGGAGTCTAACACAACCATCATCAACAAGGTTAAAAAGATTCTAAAAAACGTATATATACTTCCATTTGATGAAAATGATATAGAAAATTCACTTGAAACTGATGTAAAGGATTTGGAGGATAATATTCAATATCACCTATCGCAAAAGATACCATGCACAATACTTGTAACAAACAACGTAAAAGACTATAAGTTTTATTCTAACATAACCGTATTAAAGCCTTCTGAGATAAGAGGTGCTATGCAATAGTATTTGTTTTTAGGTGTTTAGATGTTAAAAAATGTTAAAAATCGAAAAAATTCAATATTTTTTGTGATTGTTTGTGTTTTCGATTGATTGTATTGGCGCACCGAAATAGATTGTATTCGTTTTCGTGCGCTTTTTTGTTTTGATATTTATGTGTTTTACGTTTGCAAAAATCAATAAATAATTTCATCAACTGAAAGCCTATTTTGAGCATCTATATTTGTGGAAAACAAATATTTACGGATGAAAAAAGGCTTGAAAATCGGTATTATCGCGACTGTCGTTTTGGGTGTGGCCGCCTACATTTGGGGCAGGGTCAGCACGATAAAAAACATGGTCACCAATTTGGTTATTACGCCAAAATGGTATGGTAGCCTTAACGACATGAAGATAGACGTGAACAAAGGAATCAAATGTCCTTTGGCCATCGACATCGAGAACAGAACGGACACAAGCCTGGACATCAAGATCAATTCGGTAGACCTATACGGCGACGGAAAACAGATAGCCACATCAGCTGCGGGGAACTACGCTAAGACACTTCGTGCGAACAGTACGGTCACTATACCAATCGACGTTTGGATCTCCTCTTCGGTTGTCTATTCCATGTTGGGTACTTCCATCTTATCGCTAATCAGCGGAGATACTGACAACATTAAGAGTAAGGCACAGCAACTCATTAAGGATGCCACGTTGAAAATCAACCTCACCGCAAAGGGTGTGATGGCGGAGGTCACGATGAAGTTGGGAGAGAGCAAGACGATCGATGAAAGCAAGGGAACAAAAGGCCTAGGATTGGTGAATTACTCTAACAGACAGATACGGCCGTTGGGCGACTATTTGGGGTTAATCCCGGACGTATCCGAATTGCGACATGAGGATAATATCATCATCCGTGATGTGACACCGGAGGAGACCGCGGCTTTCATCCGTGAGGTGGGAGAGAAATACAAGGGAGACACAAAGCAACTTGCCGAGTCGCTGAAAGGAAGGAACACCCAGGAGACGGTGGAGAATATCTGGAACTTCTGCGTCGAGCATATACGATATACGGAGGATTCCAAGGAGAACGAGCAGGTACGCCGTCCATTGCGGACGCTCTACGAACAGAAGGCTGACTGCGATTGTTTCAGTGCGCTAATCGCATCCATCTGCGAAAACCTAGGTCTCGACTACGTTATCCGCATTGCGGAATACGACAACAAAGGGTATTACCAACATGTCTACGTGATTATCGACGGATATGTTTGTGACCCGGTTGTCGATGAGTGCTTCTATGAGAAACCAACAACAAAACATAAAGATTTTTGATATGGATAGAGGATTTGGTTTACAGTTCTTGAACGGCGTTGGCGAGACATACGGAACTCCGGTGATTCCTTGTCCCGACTATGAGAACCGTGAAGCGGTTAAGATAGAGTACGGAGGGAGCGTAATTCGTTCTGATCACTTCATCGAGAATGGAGGAAACGTCAGCGCATCATCGAGCAACTCTACGGACACGGCCGTTTGCGCTTGCGGAAGACGCAAGAACTTGATCCCATTCTTGGGCGGATGCCTGGCGGGAATCGCCTTCATGGTTTTGTTCGGTAAAGAAGACAAACAAAAGAAGAAAGGGAAAGAAGATGAGTAATTTTTATAAAGTTACCACGGAGACTGATCCGTTGCGCTTGCGTTCGACTTGCGACACGTCCACGGATAGCAATATTTTGACGAAGATTCCGAAAGGTACGGTCGTGGAAGAGTCTGTCGGTATTCTTGCAGTGCCAAAGGACGGATGGAAAGCGATCATATACAAAGGTATCGGTGGTTACGCATCGGCTAAGTACCTCACACCGTGCGACGCGAACGGAAAGACGAATGGAGAGCCGGACAAGACCGCCCCGGTTGACGAGGACACGACAAGCGGAGGAAAGAAGAGCGGAGCGAAAGCGTTGCTCATCGTCGGCGGAGTCGTTGTGGTTGCGGGCGTTCTGATGAACGTGTTTATGTAGTCTTTAATTATTAATTAAACTATTGAATATTATGGCAGTATTTGGATTATTGGGAGACGATTCCCAAACCGGAGACGACAAGAAATTCCTTGGTCTTGAAGAAAAGACCGTAAGGAATATCGGAATCGGTCTATTAGTTACCGGAGTCGCGCTCGGAGGCTATGCGGTCTACAAGAACGCAAGCAAGAAGAAGAGCGGCAAGTTGTCTGGCGTTAAGCGCAGAAAGAGAGTGAAGAAGGGTGGCCGTCGCATGTCGAAGAGAACCACCGTAGTAAAACGAATCAACTTTTAAAAATTGAAGATTATGAAGGTTGCAAATATAGACATAAAAGATACGGCGACAAGAGTTGCAGGTACTCTTGCGGGCGTAGCGGCAGGTTCGATCTTGAAGAAGAACCTGACGACCTCACAGACCGTTGAAGGTCTCGCAGGTGAGGCAAAGAACTACATCGTTCCTACAATCATGTTGTTGGGCGGAGCTGTTATCAGCGGAATGTCCTCAAACAAGATGATCAACTCGGCGGCTCTCGGTTTCAGCGCGGTTGGCGGTGCTAGCGTGGTGAACGAGTTGTTCGGCAAGCAGGTTGTGAGCCTCGGCCGTTGCGGTAGCGTAGGCAGGGTAAACACTGCACGCAGATACCCGGCTATCCCACGCCAAAGCATGAAGGGCGTAGAACCTCTCTACCCTGGCATGAGCGGTGAGAACCCAATCTTGTACCCAGGCATGAGCGGTGCGTCAGCGAACGCATTGTCATTGCTTTCCAACCCATAATCGGGATAAAAAAAGAACAAGTAAATAAATTCAAAACAATAATTAAAAAATTAAAATTATGAATCCATTGGCAGAAACTAAAATCGCCATCGCACGTAGCGTGATGGACGAGTACATCTCCAAACTCCCAGTTGAGATCCAGGGAGCGTTGAAGAACGGATCATTGAAGATCGTTGACTCTGTAATCTACGATCAGAAGTATTTGGCTAACGACACAACTAAGGAGTTGATGGAGGCTAGCGACACCACTCAAGCAGGTATCACCAACGTCAACAACCGTAAGTTGGAGCCTCTCAACTACATGGTTGTGACGGGTATTCGTTTGTTGTCAAAGACCATTTCCCCTGCATCAGCAGGCAACCCTACCGACGCAGAGATCGCCGCAGCAGCTCTCGACACTGCCGCTGTTGGTATCTTGAACGGTGAGTTGGACATCATGGTAGCAGGTAAGACCGCTCTTCCACGTACCTCTTGTCGTATCTTCGGCAACACGGACAGCCACGAAGGCAAAGGCTACTATCAGTTGGAGTCTCCGTTCGTGATCGCGCCTCAGGCGGAAATCGTTCCAACGCTCCGTGTGAACGCCGCAGTTTCCTCCGGTAACGAGGTTGTTCGTATCGAGTTGATCGGTGCAAGAATCATCAACGCCTAAGCGATGATGAACTGAGTTGTAGACCAACTACACTACTAACAGAAGGGGTGGGGGTCGTGATAAACTTCCACCCCTTATAATTTTCAAGAAGATGATATTCACAGTTCCAATCAACGACATAACAACGATCACGGATACGCCGGTGGGTGTGAAGTCCATCCGTTCCTTTTGGTTCGTGGACAGAACCGGAGGAAAGGATAAGTTCTTCGAGAACGGACTCATGACCATTTCGATGGCGGTGGACGGAAAAGACATCTGCCGTGACATGTTCATCAATCCGTTTTTCACGCAGAACGCCTTCTACGAGAATCTGATTTTCCCGCCGCACGATCCACGCAGAGTATCGATACGATGCAACATGAATGTGTGCATGAGCGAGATTAGGATCTCCGCAAGCGTTAAACGAGACTTCGACGTTGTGTTCGAGTTGTCCGACACCGAAGTGGAGGAGGAGAATTGTGAATACGTGGAGAGCTTCGCATTCACGCCAAGTTTCAAGTTCCAAAAGCCTGGTGCGCTATACAGACAAAATAAAACACCACGCCTTGACCTTATCGATCTTGAGATGGGCAAAGAGGTGGTAGTGAAGGCAAAATACGTGCCTGAAAGATTCTTCGTGTCGCAGTATTACGCTATTGCAGTTTCAACTAACACGCAATACAACAGAGTACTGATGAACGCCCAAATGCCGAACTTCTGGTACTACGCCTACATGGGCAATACCTATTCGGGCGGTGAGCGAATGAACATCACGTTCGAGACCTACGACCAATACATGACGCCAATGCCATTGAACATGATTTCTCCTTACGGAAAGACATCATGGAAGGACGTGCAATATACCTTCGACAAGCGACCTGACAAGAACTTTAGATTCACCATCACAAGCGAGTATGACAAGGTAGATCCATTCCACACAATCAATGGTGTTTACGGACTCGGTAATGCTTGGAACAATGCGTTTGGCGCATCCGACTACGTGCATATGTACATCTTCAACTTTATATCAACTAAGCAATTATGAGACAGAAACAATATCAGCGATTCGACTACGAAGTGCCTGCCAACGGCACATTGTCGCTCACGTCACGCACAAGGAACGACTTCAACTTCGTCACCGGCTTGTTCTTCTTCAGCCATTCAAGTTTGGCGGATGTGAAGGTTCAGCTGCGCATCGACGGACAAGAGGTTTTGCCGGTAGGCACGGACATGGAAATCTTCGCATGGAATGATTCAATCAGCCGTAACCAGGCATTGTGGGACTTGTACGAAGAGAAAATCAAGGCGGCCGATTCGCCGGTTGAGATCGAGATCGACAATACAGCCAACAGCGCATCTAAGATTGTGTCACTTTACCTATTGTTGGAGAATCATGATTAAGCGGTTTTCTCTATCGAAACAGACGTCGATTATGCACGACTTCGGCCGTGCGTTCAAAGTCGATTTCCCCATCGAGGCCATCGAGGGTTACGTGGTAGGCGTGTACGCTTGTCCGCGTAACATCGTGATACACGATGACACTGAAGGTGACGAATTAGAAAAGGTCATGAAGCCGTATCTTAATGCGACATTCGGCAAAGTATCATTATCGACGGACAATGGAGACGTGATCCATTCCGCTGTGCCGGTCATGATGAGACCTGCGCTTGACAATATAAACAAGATGATCGTTCCGGTTGACTACCACAAGGTGGGCAACAAACTGACCATCGTGGCGGAGGAGTTCATCGAGGACTTCCTGGATATACATGTGGCAGGACTCGAAAATCCTTCTCTTCACTTCCAAATCAAGTACGACTTGGACGTATATGTTAAACTTTCAAAGAGAGTAAGCGATGTTACAGACCTTAATAGACATAGAGAGGGAGCGTTTTGCTAAGATGGGTTTTGATTCCGTCGTGACAACAGAGGAAATCATGATCGACACGCCACAGTTCACGAAGTCGATTGGCAACGACACGGTAATCATCACCGGACTGCTCTACGATGCCGACTCGGTGCAGGGTGAAAACCCCCGCATCTGCATCACTAGCGCGAATGACTCGCTTTGCGCAAGCGTTTTCAATTTCGGCTCTTACGGAACATCAGTCATGAAAACGATGCGCCAATACTTGGAGGTTTGCCGTTTCTCCACAGCGGAGAACCAGGTGTTCACGATGAGCCTTCAAGTGGTGAAAATCACACCTAA